TATAAATTTAGAAGCATATTCTACTACCAAGGCTTTTGTGGATGCATACATTAATGGCAGAATACCTCAGTTCAACGAAGTTTATGATTCGAACGCCGCCTTCTGGTCCGAGTGGTCCGCCCCAGATAACGTTATATACTTCTCAGATTCGAATTACGCTGCAATCTTGGAAGAGAAAAGTAATCTAGAAAGCCTAATTAATACAAATGGATAAATAAAGTATGAGCAAATTAGAAGGAATCTCCCCAAGCTTACCGCTGACTTATGACGCAGCCGATGGTCCATATCGCCTAAATAAGACTTTAGGCGCAACTATAAAACAAAACCTAAAAATGCTTGTCTTGACCTCTCCAGGCGAAAGGGTCATGGACCCTAATTTCGGTGTAGGTTTAAGAAGGTTCTTGTTTGATAGTATTGGCGATGAAGCATTTACTGATATTGTGACTCGAATGAAGCAGCAAATCACAGAGTATATGCCAGTAGTAAATCTTGAGCAAGTACAATTTATTACTAGCGATGAGGATTCTTCAATTCCTATAAATCAAGTTGTTGTTTCTGTTCGGTACAACATCGAACCTTATAATACATCTGATGAGTTGTTAATAACATCGTCGTTGACTACTTAAAACGAGGCGAAAATAAATTATGGCAAAAAGACCTATAAATTATACTAGCAGAGATTTTCAAACGATCAAGAACGATCTAGAGAATTATGCTAAGAGATATTATCCTACGACGTTCAAGGACTTTAGCGAGGCTTCGTTTGGATCGATGATGTTAGACATGGTTGCGTATGTTGGCGATCAGTTATCGTTTTATGCAGATTTTCAGGCTAATGAAAGTTTTTTAGATAGCGCAATCCGCTTTGAGAACATCGTTAGATTATCCGAAACCTTGGGGTACAAACATACAGGTGCTGCCCGTTCTACTGGTTTGGTAACATTTTATATGCTTGTTCCCGTCGCTCCAAGCTCAAGAGCACCAGATATAGACTATCTTCCGATCTTGCAGGCTGGTACTACTTTGACTGGAGACAGTAATGCGGTATTTACTCTTATCGAAGATGTAGATTTTTCTGACCCCGCTAACGAGATAACAGTTGCTAGAACAAACACTACAACAGGCAATCCTACCTTCTTCGCCGTTAGAGCGTTTGGGCAAGTGGTCTCTGGACAACAGTTTTCGGAGCAAATAACAGTCGGAAATTATCAAAGATTTTTACGTCTCCGCTTGGAAAACAGTAATATTACTGAAGTGATCTCGGTAAAAGATTCTCAGGGAAATGAATACTTTGAGGTCGAGCATCTGTCCCAGGACATTGTTTTATCTCAGGTTCCAAATAACGATTCAACCACAAGAAGTACTGTCCCATATAACATTCGAACGAAACCTGTGCCTCGTCGTTTTGTAACAGAGTACGATACTTCTGGAAACACATTTATACAATTCGGTTATGGTTCGTCGGAAAACTTGACGAGTAACTTAATAGCAGATCCTGCTGATGTGGTTCTTGATGTCAATAGTAAGCCGTATGTTACGGATCAGACTTTTGATCCGACAAACTTAATCAAAACAGATAAATTTGGTGTTGTTCCGACCAGCACTACGCTGACTATAGATTACACTGCAAATACTTCTGCAACATCTAACGCTGCTGTAGGGTCTGTTACTACTGTAGTGACTCCACAGTTCAAGTTCAAGGATAGATCAATCTTATCAGAAAGTGTAATCGCTACCATGGTAGCTGGCATAGAGGTTGATAATGAAGAACCTATCTTGGGTGATACTGCCGAATTGACAGGGGATGAAGTTCGTGCTCGTGCATTTGGGACATACGCATCTCAAAACAGGGCGGTGACTAGAGAGGACTATATCAGCCTGGCTTATCGGATGCCTTCAAAGTTTGGTAAAATAAAAAGAGTCAATGTAATACGTGATGAAGAATCTCTCAAGAGAAACCTAAATCTTTATATCTTGGCAGAATCGAATAGTGGTAATTTTGTTGCACCTAATACTGTACTGAAAGAGAACCTAAAGACGTGGCTAGAACAATATAAGATGGTCAACGATACTGTAGACATATTGTCAGGAAACATTATAAATATCGGTATCAGATACAAGATTATCGCAGAACTAGATCAAAACAAATTTGACATTTTGGAAAACTGCACACAAAAATTACAAGATGAATATTTGAATGTAAAACTGAACTTAGGAGAGCCAGTTTATTTATCCGAAATATATAAACTTCTGAACCAAGTTCCTGGAGTAATCGATACCACCGAAGTGGAGTTGTTCAATCTAACTGGCGGAAGCTACAGTAACTATACATACGACATCAGGTCTCATATGTCTAATGATGGGCGTTATCTAGTAATTCCTCCTGACGCCGCTGCTGAAGTATTGCTTCCCGGCACTGATATTGTGGGAGTTATAGCATAAAATGGCAATCAAAAGATACTTTGCGACTAAAGACAATACCATAACAAATGCTTTTGCAGAAAATTTGACAACTCGTGGTACTGGGTCCAATATGGGCGCTGCTGATATATTAGAGACTTTTGTTATTCATGGTCAAACAAGTGCTTCGATCAGTGCTGCAAACGCCGAGCAATCGAGAGCTATTATAGAGTTCCCTGTGAGTACGATTAGCAGCGATATGGCTGCTGGAACTATTCCAAACTCATCAGGAAGTATTAAGTTCTATCTCAATCTGTACAATGCTCCACACGGCAATACGTTACCTGAAGACTTTACATTAGATATCAAAATGTTATCTCAAAGTTGGACTGAGGGCACCGGGCTGGATATGGACAACTATAGTGACCTGGGTGTTTCTAACTGGGAACAAAGATCGTCCGGCAACACGTGGGCTCAGACTGGCGGTAGGTATCATATCGGAAATCAATATGTGTCCGCCTCTGCTGCATTTCCTACGGGCTTAGAAAATATGTCAGTCGATGTATCTCAGTTGGTTTATCAATGGCTAAATTCCACTAAGAACAACAACGGCTTTCTTGTTAAGTTACCAGACTCGATTGTATCGGGTTCCGAATCTTATTATACTAAGATGTTCTTCTCAAGAACTAGTGAATATTATTACTATCGCCCTGTACTGGAAGCAAGATGGAACTCATCTAGAAAAGATAATCGTGGTAATTTCTATGTAAGCAGCAGCATGGTCCCGGCAGCCGACAACCTCAATACTTTGTTCCTTTATAATGTTGTCAGGGGTCAGTTGGCTAACATACCAAATCTTGCTGGCAATACATTGGCAGTTGAGATTTATTCTGGGAGCGGAACACCAGCGGGTAATCCCTTCCAGGTTGATGATGGTAGTAATCTAACTTCGTTTGTGACAGGTGGTCTGTTAGTCGAGAATGGCGTAGTACAAACAGGTATCTATACAGCTTCGTTCTCATCTACTAGTAGTATTACAACAATCTATGATGTATGGCACACTGGTTCTGGTGCTTCGAGAGTAAACTTCTATACAGGATCCTACAATCCTATCTCAATAGCAACCTCTGACCATCTTTATGACACTCAGTATATCAACACAATAACTAATCTACATGATTCTTACTTGAAGGGGCAGAAGCCCAAGCTTCGAGTTTTTGCTCGTCAGAAAAACTGGAAACCTAACATTTATACTGTAGCTACACAGGAAGTAATACCAGATATTATTGAGGATGCTTATTACCAGCTAACACGAACGATAGATAATCTAGAGGTAATTCCTTTTGGAACTGGCAGTGCTGTAAACAATTTTACCCGAATGTCTTATGATGTAAGCGGTAACTATTTTGAACTAGATACTAACCATTTAGAATCTGGATATTCTTATGGAATTCAATTTGTCTATTATTTGAATGGTGAGTATCGAGAACAACCGGAAGTATTTAAATTTAGGATAGAAGAAGAAGAGGCATGAGCAGTTTAAAGAGCTTATACCAATCCAATAGAGAAGGTATAACTATCAGTAAATATCTGAAGGCAAGCGCCCCTGCGACGCTTGGTGATGGTATTGAATCTGAGGAGCACTTAGCTTTACTGCGTGAAAAGAAACAATATTTTCTACCTCCTGTGGATTATTCCGACCCAGAGAACTTTGTAAAGTTTGGCTCGGCTGAACAATACTACAATAACGCCTTTGAATATATCGCTAGCTATTATCCTTATGATGGTTCGTCGTTAGAAAA